ACATTTATGGATTCGAGAAAGCCCGGACTGCGCATTCGTTCCATACCCAAATCTTAAGTACATTTCAGGCACCCACGACCCTACGAGATCCAAAGACTTATTCCCCGTGATAGCTTCCACTGAGTTCATCCGTGCTTGGCGTTCACTAGCGGTTTTGAAAGTCTTGAACACAGACTCTTCTGAGGGGAATAGTTCCGAGTAGAATCCCATCAATATGGTCTCCAACTCACTGGTAGGGTTTAGAATTCTAACCCGGTAGGAGCTACGGTTCTGTGATGCTACCTCATATTCAAAAGACTCAAGTACACCCCTCAAATTCAGAGGATCAGATAACCCATAAAACCCATTCTTGAGGGAGATATCCCCAGACAACTTGTTGCCTCCTTCATCAGACGACAAAAGATCATCTCGGTTTAACGACATATAAACTGCCGCAACCTCATTAGCGTTGTACGCAGCTGTGTTTGCCATTTTATAATTGTGGAATAAGAATTTGGTTTCCCGCTTTCAGGTCTATTTCATAATCGTATACATTATTTGCCTCAACAATAACCCACCATAGAAGTTCGTTACCGTATGCAGCATAAGCTAACAAATCAGGGCGACCTTCCATATCGTTAGGGACTAAGGCAACTTTAGATCGTTTAGGTTCTTGTAGTGAATTTACAAAACTTCTATATCCTTTAGATTGTCCTATATCTGTTATAGTCTTTCCTCTATGAGAAATAACTGTTCCTTGGAAAATATTTTGTCTATCGCCGTTTAGTGTCATTCTCCGCCTCCCAGAGTCTCGCGCACTTTTTGACCGTATACATTAGAATCGCTCACAGGGTCTATGGTCCCTAATTGCATAATGGAGTCCCAGCCAGGAAGGTCACCCCCTATTTCCGGATCGCCCCATAAGTTACCATTGATATTCCGCATCTCTTCAAGAGAGAGCGAGACTTTTAGCCTCTGCGCAGTAAGAGATTTGGCGTCGTAGCCTGCGTTCTCTACGGGTTGTATTTTATAGTCAGTTATAATACAAGGAGTAAAATTATACATAGTGCCCCATTTCAACTCTACAATAGGAGGTCCTTTTACTGGCATCTGTTGTGTGCCGATAACTGCACTGCGTATATTATTAACTACTTTCTGGAGTATTTCATGGTGATTAACCCAGTTGGGGAGGCATCTCATGACCCACAGCAAAGCAAACGACCAGTACGCAGCACCTTCCCGTGGGTTAGAGGGATCTTTCCACCATCGATTGGGTCCCCAAGGACCCTCCGTGGAGTGTCCACGGTCATATGCTTGCTGAAACAGTGTTGCATTGACTTTCGAGGCATCACCTAGAGTTCCTGTATCTCTCCCTACAGTATCACGTAAGTACGCTGCGATAGCTAGAATGTCAGTGTAATCAGCGCTATTGTTTACTGAGAAAATATCAAACATATCCTCCTTGGACACCATAGCTGCCATATGAATGAGACTGTAGTGAATATCCACCTTAAATCTCCGAGACTCACTGCCAGTATAAAGTCTTACCGGTTCGTTTCGTAAAAGTATTTTCTTGCTTGCATAGTTAGCTTTACGAGACTCCACGATATTTGGGTTCTCGTAAAAGGGAATCCAAACTACCTTGGGCGCAGGATCTCTATTTGTAGGGGCGTAATTAAAACGAATCCCCCCTCTCTTTTCTAATGCTTGGTTCAGTTGAAATTTTTCTGTCGGATTCAACCTGGCATTCATGGATCCCGTAGCTTTTCCGTCTGCGTTCCACTCAAAATTGGGATCCATCACATGGTCGCCAGCCATCGCCCTTAAAAAACTAGTTTGATTTAATTGCATGATTATAAGGTTACTCCCGCGAATGTGTCGATGGCTTCTTGGTCTGCCGCCCGTCTATTGGCTTCCTCCCCGAGTTCAATCAATCTTTTGCGGTCTACTTCGGCTGTATTTAATGATTCCCGCACTTCGAGCTGCAAATCGGGCACCTGTTGTCTAACAACAGATTCGATCCACTCCCTGCGACTTATCTCAGGCTCGATCATACCCCCCTCGAAGCGCTTGACCGCTATTCCTTGGGCGAGATTCAGGTTAATAAAGTCCGCCATCTCTTTTAGGTTAGCAAAGCCTTCTTTTGCGATCTTTGGCGTCACTCCCGCCAGACCGTATTGGCTAAAGATTCCTTTTTTGTTTTGCAGATAGTAGGCTTTGTACACATCGAAGATTGCTGCCTGCTGCTCACCGGGGTTTTTCAGACGGTAGGCTGCGGCCATAGCCGAGCGCCTTCTGCCTGTTTCTGCACTTTCCCAGAAATTAACCGCCTTAGAAAATTCGTGCCCAAATGCCTTCCAGTTGCCCGCCATCAGGTCGTCCCAGCCGTCGTGGGTTCCCTTAGCGATTATAGCAAGTGTACCTATCAGTAGCCCTGCCGGTGAAGTAAGAGCCAAAAGTATTCTGCCAAGGATACCGGCGCCGCCAGCGAGTGCGCCAACGGCCTTAACACCAGCGCCTATTCCCAATACGGTTGCGAGTACCTTAACTACTGGCGACAAATCTTTGGCGAGCTTGCCGAAGTCTCCTATCTGATCTTTTAGATTCCTATCATACCAAGATTTCATATTGGTCCATACACCCTCGAGTTTCTCTCTGACCTTCACAAATCCTTCGGTGACATATTGAGTGAGTTCGCCCAATTGCGCCTGGATTCCGTTTAACGACTCTCCAATCTGTTGTTGTAAGTTTATTTCGGCACTAGCTCGTGATAATTGTTGGACGTTGTTTTCTTTTAGCGCTTCTATAGTGGTTCCTATTTGCCTTTGCAGGTTGAAATCTGCTCTACTCAAGTCGAAACCTTCCTCCATAGCGTCAAAGAAGAATTGTGAACCGCCTCCCCGTTTACCTGCTTGAAGACCTTGAACTTTGCTAAGGATAATCTCAAACTTACGAGCCATTGAACTGAGGCTTTCCCCTTCTTCGAACCGAACTCCCAGTTTAGCAGCTTTCATATACCCATCACTTCCAGCCAAGAAAGACTTAACAAACTTCGCAGAGGATTCTTGCAGCTCAGAATTACCTTGAGCCATCATTGCTGCGATTTTCTGGGCATTTAGCGCTGTTTTAGGACCTAGCTCCACAGTGGTGCTTATCATAGCATCCTTCATCCCGTTAATAGCAGCAATAAGACCTGAGATAGAGTCCTTGTTCTCAGCTGCAGTCGTAACTAACTCCTGAGTTAAACGCAAAGAAGCATCCTCGGATAAACCTAGACCCTGAGTATTAGCTCTAATCAATTGAAAGGCTGTTTTGTTTTGAAGCGCCAGCACCTTTAATTGAGAGCCGAACTGTAAGGTCTCATTGGAAAATGTGGTCATTCCTAGATTTACGGCATCTGTGAAAACCTTGACGCTTTGTGTGTAGGTTTGTTGACCTGTAATAAATCTCTCCGTAACACTGACAACCCCCTTAAGAGCATTAGCGGTCTGCCCTAGACCTTCAGCCAACCTGCTATTCATAGCCAACTGGTCCCCTACCACCTTACTTAGGCTCCACATACCGCGAGACAAGCCCACTAAAGCTAAACCGTTATCTGTTAGCGCTTTAAGATGCCGTTTGCCTCGGCGCCTCGCGTCGCTCTTCGCCTGCTTATCTTTTGGATCTTCGTCTGCTATCTTTGATAGCAGGTCGATGATTCTCTCAGAATACTGATCGCTTCGGGAATTGTCATCCATATTAAACCTCTACCTTATGTAGTGCGCGAACCTTATTTACGCTATACGTCCTGACACAGCAGGTAGGGTCCTCTTCGGAGAACGCTTTAATCTCACCGAACGAGACGGAACCCACACGACGGTTCCCGAATTTGTTGATGATCTCTTTTTTTATCTCTGGTGGAAAATCGTTAAGATTGACGCCATTAAAATAGGTACCTCCTTTATCGGCGACCCATTTTGGAGAAATCATAATAATTAAAGGTTGGGGATCGGTAGCCGTATGAGACCGATATCCAAAGGTAAATAAACAGCCTTTAGCAACCCCTGAGGGTTGAAATTCGACTTGCTCCGCCGTGGGTAGCTTCTTGGTTGTGCCCAAAAAGGTGGTTTTTAAAATTTTTTCCATTTTATCTGTCAGAATTGGGAGAGGTTTTACTATATTATATATAAAATATAAATTATGGATGATTCTATACGTCTTAGTGAATTCATGGAACAAGTAAACTACTGTTTATCTTTAAAGTTTAAAGAAACATGGAGATACAGGTTTTCTACACACTTCATAGAAATATTTCAAGAAAAAGTTCTAAAGTCTATAGAAACACAAAGACCTCTTAAGTTATCTACCCTTGTATCTGCTTATACCAAAAAACATAAATACAGTATTACAGAAGTTAAAAACTTCTTTGAGTTAATCGACATACAAGATTACTACCCTCTAATCTATGAAGACCCTAAGTATTTTGTTATGAAGGAAGAAGTGGTTTCCTAGAGTTTAACTAAACTCAATCTCTATTTCCCTCAGACCCGAGTCCCGAGGGGAACCTTTTTCTTTTTAGCCTTTTTGGCTTTAATAGCTTCATTATACTCGGCTAAGTGAGTAGCAGGGTTTAGTTTTGGACACATACTCTTAAACCCACACCAGTCACAATACTGGTTCATTTGTGGAAAGAAGTCACCCTTTTTTTTCTTCCTAATCTCCCAAATCTTCTGTGTCAGCTTCTTCATGTACATTAAGACATGGGGCTCAGAAAATTTAACATGAACTAATTTGTCCATGTGGGGGTAGTAGTGAGATAGCGTAACTGACGCAATAGGTACTGTGTACAGGACAGATACAGCGTAAGCGTAAAGAAGCATTTGTGGGTCGTTAAACAACTCTCTCTTTGTAGAGGCTCTTTTACTGGTCTTGTAGTCAATTACAAGGTAACCACCGTCTTTACTTTTTACGACACGGTCAATAATACCGTTTACTGCATACCCTTGTTTAAGCTCAACCGCAAACATCTGCTCTGTTGAGATTTGCTCACAAGAAGAAAGAGAGTTATTGAACTTAAAGAAGTTGTTAATACACTTCTCGATTTTAAGTTCTCGCTCTTTATCAAAAGTATAGTTAGGGCGTAAGATTTCTGCGATCTCGTTTAGTTCCTCAGGGGAGGTGCTTGCTACGCCGTCCTCGAAAATCTTATGGATATAAGAGCCGAACTGTAGGGCGTCTGTATTGGTAGACTTTTCTGGCAAATAATCGACGTACTTGAATTTGTACTTCAATTTGCACTCGTCGTAGACTTTGATCTTACTGGGTGATACCTTGTTTATAAACATACTTTCAGTCTTTCCCCGTTATTATAGCGTTTTTTCTGGATAATAACGCGTTTTTTTGTGGATCCTTTTCCCTATTATATAGTTAATGCTCGTACCCGCCTCCATTATCAAAACCTACCTGTCGGGGCACTTTCCAGAGTCCCAGCAATCAGGTAGAGAATTCCGAATAAATTCGATTTTTACCGACGATAATAAACAAAAATTATATGTGAATCTGGATACGGGGCTGTGGACCGACTTTAAGTCTGGTGAGCAAGGTAATCTAATCCACCTCGTATCCCACATTGAGAATGTCCCCTACTCGTCAGCCCGTAACTTCATGAAAAGAAAGGCTTTCGACGCGGGCGCTAGTTTATTTAATGTGTCTACTTTGAACGTCGAAAACAAGCCGATTGAGGTTTCCCGTACGATAAAAAAAGATAGCCGGGAATGGTTGGAAGTTAACCCAAAAAATGATATTAATTCTCCAAGCAATCTTAAGAGATTAGCATCTAAATTTGCGATTGACCGTAAGCTATCATCCTTTAAATTTTTTGTGGGTCGGACGGGACGGTATTTCCAACGTATTATTATTCCCTATTTTACCACAAAAGGAGATGCCTTCTATTTCCAGGCTCGTACCCTAGTTAAACGTGACCCTAAATACTTAAATCCCAGTAAAGGTCTTTACGGCATCAAAACCTCCGAGATTCTGTATCCATACGACAAAAACAAAGGATATGTGATAGTTGCAGAAGGTCCCTTAGATGCGATGACCCTTCGTGCTGCGGGATTTAACGCTACCTGTACCCAGGGCTGTAAGATGTCTACAGTACAAGCTAAGGAGCTTAAAGGTAAGAAGGTAATACTTGCCTATGATAACGACGAAAGTGGACGAGACGGCTTCTATGAGGCTCGTAAGAGACTTCTGTCTCAACGCACGAATGACATCTACTCCCTTAGACCTCCTAAGGAACACAAAGACTGGAACGACTTCTGGGTAGCTTCTAACAGAATAGATTTTGAGGCGTATGTGCACTCTAATATTTTTAAAGCAGATTGGGAGCTAGACGCTATCTCACTATTAACTTAAATTTGGGGCTATATATGGTTTCTTCGAGTACATCATACCTAACCGATATTTCGTAAACTCCACGTGCTCCCCCTAACAAATCGCTTTCGTAGTACGCAGTTATTGTGTTAGTGTCCCATAAATATGAAATTTGACCGTCCGAACTCAATAGGGTAGTACTCGCTGTATTATCGAAATCAGCTATCAAAACTCTATTCGAGAGAGCTGGACTATCATTTAGCTTAACAATTCTCATAGATGCATTAGATATGAGCGCACCCGTCTCTATTAAATTACGCAAACTCTCTTTAATTGGCTCATTATCTACGACTAACGCTGTCTTTACTTGGAGACGCTTTTTGCTGCCTAATTCAATATACCGCTGAACCAGTTTATTGGTAGTAGTTACCTCCAAAGGCTCCGTTACCGCAAAAGTATTAGCGGTCTCCATATTGAATGTGTTTACGTAAATCTGCGCTCTTGATCCTTCCGTCTGAACAACAGTCCAAATATCAAGATATCCTCCTGTTGCAGATGCGGTATTGTTGTATTGAGTCGCCCACTCTGGAGGTGCGCTATCCTTAAAGTAAGCGCCACTCGGTTCTAAGATAACGACAAAGTGACCATTTTTTTCTCTAAAAATAGCAGATGCGGAAAACCTTCTATCACCAGTGTAGTTGGTTTCCATACCCATCGCGCTCATATTCGCATCAAACCCGATTCTGTCCCCGTTATCGTCCCTTTTATAGTTATGGAACAGCATATTGGTAGCTACTGAACTAACCAGACCGTAGTTTGCATCTCCCGCCGTCCTGTTTACGTATGGATCTGCGGTACCAAATGCGGTATTAGGAAAAACATGTACCGAGCACACCTGAAAAGGGTCGTTTAACGCTCCTGTGTTGTAGTTATAAAAATCTAGTTGTGCTGGAACGAGGGGGCTGGGGCGATTTCCGCGCCGGATTACTGTATAACCATTGAATGTTGTCATGTCTTATTTATTTAGGGAGGTATAGAACTCTTTTTCTCTTTGATTCTCCTCAATTAATAAGTCCGTAAACTCCCCCCGCTCTATAGCGGTCATAAACATTATATCCCGATAACTGAATCCCGCGTGTTTTACTAAATAGTACGCTTCATGCGCTAGATTGGAGATTCGGGCATCTAGCTCACTGAGAAAAAAGATTCAGAGAACGGGATAAGACTTTCCGTAATGGTATTACAGTTGGCGCACTCATAAGACATCGATTTATTCATCCCATAATAATCCTTAGTAATACATTCACGGAAAAAAGCAATATCTTTGACTGTAGTTGCCTCAAAAAAGCCTTTAATTACTTTTTGTTCACTGTATTTACCTACTGATAAAGCAAATCGCCATAGGTTGTCGATTAACTTTTCTGCATTTTCAAGATAAATTTCATCTTTGCAACGGGGAGTTATGAACCTGACCTCCTGCTCGGAATCAGGTAATATTATGGTTATAGGTTCCTCGTAACCATC